GATACCTTACCCTTTGTAGCTTCGTCTATCTGCCGTTGTATGTCGGCTACCTTTGCATCGGCTTTCACCCTTGCATCTATTGTGGTGGCTTCCTCAAATTCCTGCTGTGCGTCGTGCAACTGCTCTTGCAGTTCCTCGATGTAGGTTTTGAAATGTACCTCTATCGGCTTAACGCCCAACTTTTCAAGCTGCTTGTTAATGTCGGCTATCTGCCTTTCGGCATCTTCCTTGCCGATAAGTCCTATTTCAAAGTCCTGCCTTATCCGGTCTATGTTGTGTTGTGCATTGGTTCGGCTCTGTCGTTTGTCGGCATCGCTTCCCTGCACGATATATGTTGGTTCTGTCTCTGCCCCGATGGATACCTTACCCTTTGTAGCTTCGTCTATCTGCCGTTGTATGTCGGCTACCTTTGCATCGGCTTTTACCCTTGCATCTACGGTCATGGCGTTGCCCATTTCCTTTTGTGCCGCCGCCAACTGCGCCTGTAGTTTCTCTACGTGGGTTTTCGGTTCATCTTTCTTGTCATCCTTGATGGTCGTTTTCTTCGGGGTATCCTTGGCGTGTGGGGTAGTCGGCGTACCAGCCGTGATAAAACTACGTGCCGTGTTCAGCCGTGTGGTGAGCTGCTTTTGTGTGTCACCAATCTGTCGGTTTACGGATTCAATTTCTTTATCTACACTATTAATCTGTGTGTTTCCGGAAACATTCGTACCGTTGTACCTCTCCGCTCCAACCTTGGTAAATCTCCACTGCCCATCGCGGCCAACCTTGCCGTAACGATCGCTACGCCAACTTTCGGGCACGATGTCACCCTCTTTGGCGTGTCTGCCTCCCTGCTTGGCATCGTCGGCAATAGTCTTGGTGATCTTCTGCTTTTTATCAAGCAACTCAATTTGACGCTGATACAAAGCCGTGAGTTTTGCCGCATACGCTGCCGCCAATGCCCTTTGCTTGAATGCCTCCACCACTGCATCGGTCCTGCGGTTAAATATGTTCTCGGCTTCCGTCACGTTACCGATTTTCAGGCGCAATTCATTGAAAGCACTTTGGTTATCCTTTATCCACGCCATTTTCTGCTGCTCTGTGGATAATGCGCGCCAACCTGCTTTCAATTTCTCATATTTCGCCATGAGGTCGGCGTATGTGTTCTTTAGCGCACTGTCGTAGGCGGTTTTTATGTCGTCGGCTGCATCACCAAAGCCTTTCATGCTCTCGGCTGTGTCCTCTGCCTGAGTCTGCGCATCTGCCGACTTTGAGGTAAATGCCGCTATAACCTCAGTAAGCGCAACGATAGCCACGCCAACGCCTGTAGATATTAACAAACCCTGTATGGCAAGTTTCAGCGTTGTAGCACTCACCGCCGCACCGCGAAATGAAGCTGTCATTACTTGCACCAAAGCATTCATACGCACCGATGTAGCGTTCCATACAAGCGAAGCGGTATTCATTGCCATTGTGCGAACCTTGACAATAGCCTGTATCTTTGCAAGATTCTTCAAACCGCTAACCATTGCAGAAACGGCAATCACGGTATTACCAATCTGTGCCGTAATGTTGAGTACCGGCATAATGCCACCCATCGTTGAGGCTATAGCGTCGCCCACTTCTGCAAACTTGTTTTTGAGTATCTGCAAACTTGCCGCTCCGCTGCTGCTCATAATGGAAAAAGCATCGTCTATAGTTCCGGCACTGCCTTTCATCGCTTCCACGTTTTCATTAAACTTGGCTGCGAGTTGTCCGGTGAGTGGCCCCAATGCTCTCAGGCTCTCGGCACTGCCGAATAACTTACCGTAGATTTCCTGCTCCAACATACCGCTCTTGCTGGCGTATGCCTTAACGTTCTTATCTAAGTCGGTGAGGAAATTACGCATACCTCCTGCCGCCTTGATAGCTGCCGCATCAAACTCGATGCCCATTTGCTGTGCCATCTTGCTTGCCTCACTTGACGGCTTCACCAAAGCGGTAAAGATTGCCGCCATCTGGGTTGCAACCTCGTTAGTATTACCGCTCACGCCCGTAAGCGTTGCAAAGGTTGCCATAAGTTCGTCAATGCTTACACCCAAAGTGGCGGCATTGCCCGTAACTCTCGGTAGGGCTTGTGCAAGCTGCTCGAACGATGTTACACCATTCTTGGCTGTGAGCTGTATTTTATCCTGCACGTCGCCTGCCTTGTCCCACGACAAACCATAATTCTTGATAATGGTAGATGTAACCTTTACAGTCTCGCCCAGATCAGCGATACCGCCAACGGATGCCTTAGCCGATTTCTGCAAAAAGGCTATCCAGTTGTCTTCAGGCACGCCATTGCTGATAACCTGGTACAATCCGTTAGCGAGTTCGTCACGTACTACCGGAATGCTTTTTGATAACTCGGCTACCTGTCCTTTGAGTTTGGCAAAGTCCTCGCCTCTCTTTCCTGCCATCGTGTTAGCGGCGTTCATGGCTGCGCTGAAACTGCGGCTTTCCTCGGTAACGTCGTTGAGTGCCCCCGAAATCTGCGAAATGGCATTGGTAACGTTATTAGCCGCCATTACCGCCTGGTTGAAATTAACCAAAGCCGCGTTTAGTTTTTGGCTGCTCGTCTTGGCAGAATCAAGCACACGGCGCAACTCTTCCGCTGTAGAAGTAGCTGTAACCAACTGCTCTTTGCCGTCAACAACCAGTTTAACGTTAAATTTTATTTCTTTTGCCATATTTTCAGCGTATAAGTAACTAAGTAATCAATATTTTTTGTATCTTTGTGGCGAAGCATTCAAACTAAGCGTTATGGAAAAGGATTATAAGAACATCAACTGCATACCAGAAGCCACAACCAACGATGTAGCGAGTAAGCCCGAAAACAAAATCAGGGCAGAACTTGTTAGTGTCGAAGTTGTAGGCGAGGATACGCCGCACAAGCATTCAAACAAATATGAGGCTTGGGGCGTAATAGCCTTATTGTCTCTTGTTGTCTGGGTTATCTGCCTGACGTATTTTGCTTTCAATAACCAATCGGTCAACGGCTTGTTGGCCCTTGGCGGCTCTACCGCATTGTTCTTCCTGTCTATTGGGCAAATGGTGCTTACAAGTTCCGAAGAACTGAATGGCGAAGCTATTTAGCCGTTTCCCACTTTTCCCAACACTTCCTCAAAACGCTTTAACGCATCTTCCTTAGATACTGCCGGGGCTGCTTTCGTATGCTCCGGCTTTTTCTTCTCCCATGGAAAGGGTAGAAGTCTGTGGGGCGTTAGCCCTTTCTTTGCATACGGCTGTATGGTTATTGCCGCAAGCATACGCATACGTTCCCAACTGTCTTGATACTGCGCCGTCCGCTCCTCGCTGTACGCCTTGTATATGTGGCTGAACTCCTCGGGCGTGAGGGCGCAAAAATCATTGTAGGGCAAACCGATGTTGCCAACGGCTATGCCCAGAATGTCGAAGATGCCTAACTTTTTTTTTCGCCCTCCGTGTCGGTGTCCTCGGGTGCCTGGTCTGCCGTGGCGTTCACGGTGTCCGTCCACTTGTTGAGGTCTTCGGGCGTGAGGCTGTCGGCAAAGTCCATAAGCGACATATCGAACTTTACGCCATCGTGCTTACAGGCTGACGCCACGCAACAAAACAGATAGGCGCACATATCCGATAGGCTGTTGCCTAACTCCGTCACCTCCTTGCCGGTCTCTTTCTTAAAGCGAAGCATAGCCCCCATAGTCTGCCTACAGGGGTATGCCTTGCCGTTGATCATGATTTTAATCTTTGGCATAAATCAACAATTAACTAATAGTTCAACAAATCAAACATTTATATTAAAAAACAATATGACCTTTGTTTCATGTGGGCGTTACTTGCTCACTGCCTTTCCGGTGTCGGTTGCCTGCGTCGCTGTCGCATCCTTTCCCGGGTAGGCCTCAGGCTCGCCGTCGTTCTCCAAAGACACGCTGTAAGTAGCATCGTCCTGCGCCGGGCTTGTCTCCTCCAATGAGGCGATAACAAAGTTACCCTTTACATAAGGTGTCTTGTCGCCGCCTCGCTTGAATGCCTCAACCTCCACACTTGCGCCTTTGCCCCAAAGTGGTGCAATCTGCTCGTGGCCGTTCTCGGTTTCGCCATAGAAGCGCAAACCCTCGGCACTGATAGAGATAGACAAACCAGTCACTCCCTTGCCCTTCCAAAGTCCGCTGCTCTTGGCGGCACTCGCTTCTGGCTTGACGGCACGGTCTTTTGTCTCGCTGTTGAAAGTGAGGGTGTGGCTTGTGCAATGTCCCACCGCCTTGCCTCCAACCTTAAGCAAAAGGTCACTACCATTGATATATCCAGTATTATCTGCCATAACTATAAAAATTAAATGGTTCTGTATTACTTAAATTCTGACTTGATAAACAAGCTGCTGCACAAAGGCATCATCCTCGTAGCCCTCTTCGCTGTCGGCAAGCGTACAACTGCGCATCTTCACGCCGTCGTGTTCTCCGCTGGCGTAGTCGAGTGCCTGGCGCACCGCCTCGGCAAGTTCCACGCCCTCGGCATACTTTGCCGTATAGCAAACCACCTCCATAGTCACGGTGTCGGCTCCCGGCATTCCCTGCTTGGTGGGATTGTGTGCCAATGCCGCACGGCGATATAATATATAAGGTAGCTGGGCGTTGTCTATCACGATGGGGAAAACCTTGTTTGTTTTCCGCTTCACTTCCTCGTTAGATAGAAGAATATCGCGAATAATGCTGCCTGCGCTTAATGATGTCTTTTTCTGTGCCATAGCTGTATGTTATAAAAGTCCCTGCTTTCTTGCCGCCTTTTCCACGTTGTTCTGCAAGTCGTTGAAAAGGTTGGTTTCCACGCTGTCGGCGGTCTGCTGCTCTGTCTTGGCGAGAAAAGCGTAACGCTTCATCTTGCCACGGCTTCCACCGCCTCGTAGATACTGCCTTATTTTCTTGCCCGTGAACCTGCTTTTGCCGAAAAACGATGAAATACGCCGCCCTACATGTCTTTGGCGTGTTCCGTCCTCTGCCCACATCAAAACAGGCTTTTCCATGTTCTGACGGTTGAGGTGGATGCCCTTGCGCCTACCATGTGGCTTAACGCTTACCATGAAGCCCAGGCCGTAGCGATCGGGGTAGGTACGCACATAGATGCCGCTTGAAAGACTGCGCTTTGTGCCACTGCCAATGCCGCTTTGTCCCAGATTGGAGACTGCCGCCTTTTTCAGGCGGTTGCCCTCCCTGCGCATGGCACTTCGCATGGCCTTGCGTTGGTCTTTCACATCGAGTGCCTTGTAAACATCGGCAAACGGCTTGTTGATGTCGGTAACGGTTTCTTTCATCGTTCTGGCTGCATATACATTAAGAAAACAGACTATTGCAAAATCTGACTATTCGTTTACTCGTTCACAAACTAAAGTGTTCATACCTCTATCAATGTTCGGGATAATGGCAACCACCGTATAAAGGTAGCCGCCTAACTGCTGCACTCTCCAGTTTTCTTTTACCGGGTGTGCGTCCCTCACATTAAACTCGGCTCGATAGTCGGGGAAATGTTCGCCCACTTCCTCACTACGGTTTCCGCTCTGCTTCTTCCTCTCTGCCCATACGGTACGTATAGGCTCGTAGGTCGTTGCTTCCTCTCCGTAGTCGTTAGTTGTCGTCGTAGGCTTCAACAACTGCAAACGATATTTCATTTCTCCTGCTCTCATTCCGCTAATTTACGATAGGGTTTAATTAAGGCTTGTAGCGAGTCCGGCACGGTGTGCATCTGCACGTTGCTCACACTTTCACGCTGATTGTACCAATGTGCGCCCAACATCATTATAGCGTGTTTTATGGGGGTAGGTACATCATTTCCGTTACCCATCTGCGTCAATTCCTCTTGGGTTCTATTGGTTGCCGTGATAACTGCGCTTTCTGCCGTCTCTAACAGATGCTCCAGATACTCGTCATCATCGGCAAAATCATCAGCCCTTACGTGCTTTTTGAAAAGTGCCAAACTCACTACTGCCATAACGTTATAACTTTATAAATTGTGATTACTTACTTAACCCTTGGTGCCTGCTGCCGCTGGATCCTTTGACAACATGGCAAATGCCTCCTCACGCAATGTAGTAATGGCGTAATCGGCATTGAGCACGAAGTCGATAGAGTTCTTACGTGCGAGTGTATAAGGGTCGATGATGATAGACATCTCGCCAAACAAGCCCTGTGGGGCATACTTCCATGATCCAAAGAAAACTGTACCCTCGGCAACGTATGAGCTACAGAATACAGGCACACCCGAAATCTTGCCGTTCTCATCAACGATAGCCTGGTTTGCACCATTCCACTTTGGCGTGCCCTCCAAAAGTGCCTTTGTGGTCTCTGTCATTACGTAGCAAAGTCCCTCCGGCATGATGTTGGCACCCAAAACAATGCCCTTGAGTGCAAGAAGTTCGGCGAGGGTAGGCGCATCGCCCTTATAAGTCTTCTTGTTAGCCGCCTTGAGGTTGACGAATGGGCCTACAAGATTGGTGGCCTTTGCCACCTTTTCGGTGCTGAACATGATTTTGTTCATAAGGGCGGCCGCCGCAACTGGCATATACTGGGTACATACAAGCTGCAAAAGGTCGTCGGTCTCGTTAAGTGCCTCGCGTGTGATAGGCACGGCTACACCCATACGCTCAGGCTTTGCAATAAGTTTTGTAACGTCAATCTTGGTATCACCCAGTTTTACGCCCTCATCGTTGATGGTTGCCTCGAAAGTCTCGATTACAGGCCACTGATAGTTGCCTTTCAGTCCGGTGAGCAATGGCGAACCGATTGCCGAAAGAATGGTCTTTGCGTACAATGGTTCTACGATGTCGCCCATGGTGACCGGTGATGGATTGGTAGAGCTGCCTGGGTTGAGATAACCCGAAGTGTTGCCGCCAAAGTCAGAAGCCACGGCGCGGCTAATCTTCAACTCAAAACGCTTGCCGTTCTTGATGCACTCGCGCATCTGCTTGTTAGCCTCCTCGATGTCCTCACGGCGCATAACCTCGATAGTAGGGGTAGCCGCCTTGATCTTCATTTCGAGGATGTCCATTTCACGGTAAAGGGCTTTACGCTCTCCCTTTTCCGCATCGGTGAAGTCTTCGCGCTCCTTGTCGTTCTCCAGGCCCTGCGCAATTTCTGCGAGGCGGTTTTTGATTACGTCCATGCGCTCGTAGGCTTCACGAAAATTAAACTTTTCCTTTTTCATCTGTCAATGATTAAAATTAGTAACTAAAAAACATATATATATATAGAAGCCGCCTCTACAGATTGCGGCCAACACTTGCAATACGCTCGCGCATCTCATTGATACGTTCACGCTTCTTGCTCTCGTCTATCTGCTTAGGCTTCGGCTGCTGCTCAAACTTGATGCCTGCCGCCTCCACCTCACGTTTGCTTACGTCGGTCTGCTTATAGGCGGGGTCGGTGGTAATGGTGAAGTCGTAAACATTGTCAATACGCTTCACGTGGCGCAAAAGAATATCCTTGCCATCGTCGCCTTTCTCGTCCAGACGCTCGTAGCTCACGGCATTCTCGCTGTCGCCCTCATCGGTGGAATAGATGAATGAGCACCCGGCAATATCACCACGGCTTACCAGTTCCAAAGCCTTGTCGCCGTCAACCGTGTGCGGCATTTCTGCCCAGAACTTCACGCCCACCTTGTCAACCTCGTAGTTTAAAGTACCATTGCCCTTGTTGCTGCGTGCCAAAACCAACTGCCGGTCGTGGAACATCGTCAGTTTGATGTCCTGCTTATCCAGCATCTCGCGTGTCACGCACCCAGGCTCCAGTACCTCATAATAGTTGTTCCACCAATCGCACAAAAGGCGGCTACGTACACCGAACTTCAGCGCATAACCCTCAATCGTGCGGCTCTCTGCTCCGTCGGTAGCCTCACGAATGCGAAGCCCCGACACAATAGCTATTGTCCTTTTCTTTTTCATTCTCCGTTGTTTTTATCGTTGTTATCATTTCCCTTTGCAGCTGCGCCCGATAGCTTTTAACTGCCCAGTGGTGCCAGGTTGGTAGAAAGATAAACCGTATCGCCTCCGTCGATGGTAGGTTGGTTCTCCATCCTGCGCCAATCGTTCACGGTGTATATGCCGCTCTCGATCGTCTTTTTCTGATAGTCGGCGAGTGACTGCAAGTCCATTGAGTAAACGCCCCTGCGGTCAAACAGAAAACGGCGTTTGCAGCACAAAGACCGCGGTATCAGCTTTCGTGTCAGTTCGCATTCTATACGCTTCAATATCGGGTTGAGTGTGTTGGAAAGAAAAGCCACGTTTGCCATTTCGGCACTTTTGTAGTTACTGCTCGTATCATCAAACACGAAAGACGGGTGAACACCAAAGAAACGGCATATCTCGCGCACCGTAAACTTTCGGCTCTCCAAAAACTGCATATCAGTGGAAGAAAGCGAAATTTGCTTAAAGTCCACCTGCCCCGGCAAACTAACTATACGCTCGCCCCGGCTGAAACGGCTATCCACGCTTTCGGCGGTCTTCTCCAGTTCCTTATCCTGGTACTCGCCAAATCCCGTAGTAGTCTTGTCGTTGCTGATAATGCCGCGAACACTGCCGCCATTGGTAAACCGGTTCTCCGTCTCCGCATCTCCTGCCGTGGCAATATCCATCGTGCGCCTTGCATGGGTCAGCACGCTTTCACCCCTGCGCCCGTCTGAGGAATGCAAGTAAAGATGTATGATGTCCTTTTCCTCGAATGTGCCGAACACTCCATTATAGGCATCGGCTATGTAGTAACGGCTGTTCAGTGGGTCGTGGGTCACGGTGTGAGGTCGGCAAAGCACTAAGTCGGTCAACTCTCCCAACACATAGCGTGGGTAGATGTAGGCATTTCCCTCAATGAGCATCAGGCGCACCGCCATCGTCCAGAAGTCAAATGCCGACATTTCGGGTTGAGGCTGCACGGTCAGAAGATAATGCAGATCACTTGCCGTGTCTTCCTGATAGCGTCCATCCCTGCACCGCATATACTGCAAACGTAGGCTCGCCACGCTCTCGCTTAGAAGCGTCACGCACCGATATACCGCCGCAACCGTCATGGCATCGCCGCCCCAGGCCGAAAACACCGCCACGCCGCCACCAGTCCTTACGGTGGTGGGGCGCGCGGTGCCGGCTGTGTCAGCACCTGTTGCCTCACGGCTGAAAAATCGTTTTATGTTGTTCCAAAATGTTGCCATCTGTCGTTTCATACAAAACCGCCAAAGCTACGACACTTTGAATGCTGTCAACTATCTTACTGTTTTCGCTCCGGCGGTGTTCTGTCCTTTAATTATGAGTAAAAAATCCGGGGCCCTCACGCCAAACGGCTAATGAGCCGCTACAAAAATACAATCGTATTTTGCAAAAACCAAATGCCGTTGGGTGCATCGTGGCGCACGTTGGTGCAACGTGGTAAAATTATTAGTTTTTTAAGAAAATAGTTTTTGGCTGTCAGGCTAAAAGACGCAAAAAAGCCGCATCGGGCGTTAACCCGACACGGCTTAATGGATGTAATATATAGACAAAACTTGAAAGCGAACGTAGGCAAAGACCAATCAGGCAAACTGCACGGTGCTTAGATCACGCCCGAAAGCGTGGATAGCGTCCATTATCTTCTTCACCGTCTTTGGCGACGGATTGCGCCGCCCTGTAACGTAGTGGCTAAGCTGCTGTGGGTTTACACCCGTCAGACGTGACAGACCCGCCAATGAAAGCACCTTTGAGTAATAGGATAGAAACGAAGCCATGTCATAGACGTAGCACATTTCCACTTCCTCAAACGGCTTTCCCTCTTTCTCATAGTAGCGTTTCATGTCGGCATAGCCATCGGCAAAACACTGCTTCGCCTCTTCCACGCTCTTGCCCGTGCCTGTTATCAGATAGCTTAAATCTTCGGCATCGCTGTAAATGCTATACGTTCCGTCTCCTGCACGCTCTATCACTGCATTAACTTTTCTCATTGTTGTATCTCCTTTGTATTTTCGTTTGTAAATCTGTTTTCAGAAAAAGGGGTGGGGCTTAAATAAGCCCTGCCGCCCTCTTGATGCTTTTGAGTGTCCCGGTGGCGACTTCCTCGCTGCCGTGGTTGCTCATCTTAAAGTCCTTGCCCGTTATCGGGCTGTGCCAAATCGGGTGTCCTGCCATCTGCTGCCCAGTGTCGTAACACCCCAACTTTTTCAGTTTTCTTTCAAGTTCGTTGTACTTCATTTTGTCTTTTGCTTTATCTTTATTATTATGCTGCAAAGATAATGATATTATTTTAAATATCAAAGCAAATAGGGCAAAATGTTATTAACCTTAATATCATTTAACAAAAAAGCCGCCACACCCTTACGATGCAGCGGCTATGTGGGTTATGGTAATGTCGGGATTGTGTCCCTATGGCTTGTTGGTAACCGTCTTTATAACGGCATCCTCTGTGAGCCATTCCAGCGGATACATGGCATCAAGCAAACCGTGTATTCTCAACTCGTAGTCGGGTGGCAGTTCCTCCAGCAACCATTTTACGTAGTCGCGTGTCTGCCTGATTGCATCACGGAACGTGTCGGCATTATATACCGGCATTCCGTCACGGTCTGTTATCACCAGACTTGTAACTTTCTTAGGCTTCTTGTATCTCATATCTGTGTCCTCCCGTGTCTTACTCGTCTGCGTCCTCAATCCAACAGTAGTTCAGAAGATACTCCAACGTGCCCTGCACGCTTCGCACCTTGCTCGCACTTACCTTTACGTCCTCCGGCAAACCTGCCATAAGGTCGTTAACGAAATCGTACACCTCGGCGATGTTCTTCTTTAAATCGTCGGCATCTGTGTTAATCTGACTCTGCACTGTAATAGTATCCTTGTGCTTCTTATCTGTAACTATCATATCTTATTCTCCTTTATTCATTAAGTTCATTAAATTGTCTGTATCCATTCCCATCATCACGCCCACGGCCTTTACAAAACGCTGCATAAGGTCGGTTGGGGTCTGTGGCATCATTGCCGCCGTCGGCTTGCCCTGCTGAGGCTTTGCCGTCTCGGTCGGTGTCGGTGGGGTGGTAGGGGCCTTTGGCTTGGTCTGCTGTGGTGCTTGGGTTGTCGCTACAGGCTTGCCGTGGTTCTTTGGTCCCTGTGCTCTGCGAAAAGCCTTGCGAACTTCACTCTGCATGTCCTTGTCTATGGTCGTACAATGCTTGCACATCACTTTGAACGCCTCCGCCGTAATGTAGTACACTACACCCGTCGGGCTTTCGTAGCCCTTGCCAAAGCCTCGGTTTACCGTTCTGCCACATCTGAAAATGACACTACCAGGGCGCACGAAATATTTTTTCATACGCTGGATGCTCTCACAAACATAGCGGTGTTCACGCCCTTGCAGCTTGGCGAGTGTAAGCGACGAAACCACACGTCTGCCGTTGTAGTCCTCAATGATGATGCCGTCCTCTGCTGTGGTGGTCTGCTGCTCGGTCGTCTGTGGCTCTGCCTGTCGCTTTCTGCTCTTGGCTGGCGGCATAGCTGCCACGCGTGCATCTATCGCCGCCTCCTCTCGATCCTCTCGCTCCAGAAGTTTCTCGTACTCCTCGGCTTCCTTTCTGTCGTGCTCCTCAATGGCTTTCGCCATCTGCTCGGCTCTTATCTTAGCCTCCATTTCGTTGAACGCCTTGATGTAAGCCTCTTTCCACTTCGCTGCCGTCTTTCCGGTAAAACCCATAACAAGGAACATGAAGCCATCACGGGTAATGTAATACATTGGGCTTTTACGTTCTGCTCCATTACCGATTTTTATTGATTTTTGCATGAGCGCAAAATTTCGCTTATGAAAATCTTCGCTACAATCCAACGACTTAACGGCTTTCAAAACGTCTTTGTGCTGCTTGCCGAAAACCTCCGCTACTCTCAAAGATGTAGTAACGGCATGCTCGTTTTCTACTGCTACTAAACTTAACTCTTGGTCGGTGGGTGCAACCTGCACCACTTCCGCTACCTGCTCTACAGGATTTTGATCTGATACGTTACTTGACATTGCATTTGTATTTTAGCAAAAAACAAAAAAGCCGTGCTACGTGTTGCTAAGGCTTCAAATGCGAACACCTCCGGGGCATTTCTGCTACCCGACACGGCACGGCTATCTCTTTATATAGAAATATCCTATTAATTTTAATTATGGTATGGATACAAAAATAGCCGCTACGTTACGGTGAACGGCGGCAACATCTGTACCGCATTTGAATTTTAAGCACTGCAAAGATACATAAAAAAGTTTAAAGCACCAAAGATTTTCGGTAAAAAGTTACTTACTTATACCAAAATTTTGTATTTTTGCATTCAAATTACAAATTTTAAGTATAATAAGCATGAAACAATTACTTATAGCACTTGCCTTTCTTGCCCTCGGAATGTCGGCGATAGTAATACCACCGCCAAACGAAAACGAAGCCACACACGAAACCTTTACTACCTCCGTGTTAGTCTCTGTGCATCCTACCATAACGTCAAAGTCCAATTCATAGCGTGCCTCCTTTGCGTGAAACACTCCCTTAGGACTGAAAGATATATTCAACTCGGCATTGTCTGGTATGTTAAAGTCCAAAGATGCCTTAGTGAAACGATAATCATCTAATTTAAAAGCTGCTTTTTCCATGATTGCCTTATGCTGCTAAACAATACTTTGCGTCTGCTGCAATGCCATTTTCCCCTGCGCTGACTGATACGTCATATCTGTGTGTCTCCTCTTTCTCCTTGGAGTTGGAATACGACACGGCTGTACCGAAATTCTCCCTAACGAATTCGGCGTACTCAATGACATCGGGGCCAATCTCATTGAGATATTCTATTTCTCTCCAATCCTTTTCGATTACATCCTTTGGGGTGTTCTCGAAGTAATCTTTGAGGCCTTCAAAAAGATTTCCCATAATTCTTAATGTATTTAATGTTTTGTACTTTTGGACTGCAAAATTAATATTTTTAATTCAAACGGCAATATTTTTTGCCCGTTAGTTACTTACTTATACGAATATTTAACACTAATCGTCCTAAAAAACTCATTCTAAGCGCATTTTGCGGCAAAAACACTTAAACTGGTTGTAAACGGGTTTACGACTGTTACACTATTGTTTCACACCGCAAACGCCAAATTATCGGTACGGTAAACGACGATTTCCATACGGCAAACCGCCGATAACCGTACCGATAATCTCACGGCTCGCCCAGGGCATCCACTATCAGGCGCACTTGTGCCGGTGTAAAACTGCGGCTGCGCTCTGTGTAACCAATGGCGGCAAGCTGCTCCATAAGCCCAGGGTATAGGTGCATCCATCGGCGGAATTTCTTCCACGCCGATTCGGGCATAATGCAATTACAGTACTTTGCCGCAAGTTCCATGCGGCCGTACTCCCTTATCTTGAAATTATCTTTGTTCTGTTCCATGGGTGCAAAAGTAAGGAAAACAAACGTGAAAATACAATTAATCGCTGCCTACAACAGACGGTAACAGGACACAACGGCACGCATCCGGATTCTTGCCAAAAATGGCTGCTATCTTTGTGGCGGCAATAGTGCCAAACAACCTTTTAAACGCAAAAAGTATGATACGTTACAAAAAGTACAAAAGCAATCAGACGGGCGTAACCAAAAACAAGTGGTACGGCCGTGCCGTTACCGAACTTATGGAGTTTGAGGAATTCGTAAAGCACATGGCAAACCATCACTGCGTGTTCGGTGAGTCCACAATCCGCGGCGTGCTGATCGAGATGCAGATTTGTATGCGTGAGCTGCTGTTGGAAGGCAAGGCGGTACGCCTCGACGACCTCGGCATCTTCCGCATTGGCCTGGAAACCTCCGCGGCTACCACCGCCAAGGAGTTTACCGCCGACAACATCAAGGCTGTACGCCTTAACCTCTATCTCGGCAAACGCTTCCGTGCTGCGGACCTCTACAAAGATGCCAAGTTCCGTGAGGCTGGCAAGTATGATGGCGGCGGCGACGATGGCGGCGAGACTGCCGACACCCACGATGAGGGTAGCAACACCAATGGTGGCAATTCGTCAGGTGACGGCGACACCAGTGGCGGCAATATGTCGGACGGCGGCGGCTCCACCGATGATTCAGCCTATGTTGATCTATAGTGATGGCTTCTGTAATTAGTGGCGGAATATCGTCAGAAATGCCGTTTTTTGGCGTTTTGGCGGCATTCCGCCACTTTTTCGTATAGTTTTACCTCTCGTAGGTATAAAGTAGCCCTAACGTCATTAAAAGCGTTATCGCCCCATCTATCTTGCGGTATTGTGACACTTTGAGCGGCTTTTTGTTCTCCAGATTGTCGGTATCTATCACGCAATTCTCCAAACAGAAAGCGTTAATAGGGTTGTCGTTAAACTCTATCTTTACCGGGTCACTCCATGCAAGCATCTCAAAACTTTCGACTGGTAGGTTAAAGTTTCCGTAGGTCTGACTAAATGGGGTTAGCACGTTCCTTGCTCCGACTGACTTTAAGATACTCGTTAGCTCCTGTGCCTTGTAAGCATCATAGCCGATACGGATAATATTAACCAACTTACTGCGTCGTAGTATATCCTCGGTAATCATCGCCGTGTCTATCTTCTGCCCTTTGCAGAAAATAAGATACCCTTTTTCATTCCAAAGCCTATAAAGCTGCTCGTTGGGATGCCCTTTCAATGCTCCCTCCGGAAAATAGTAATCAGTATGCGTGTAAAACTTCTTATTGCCCGATAGGTACACGGTATAAGATACTGCGCTGAAATCATCATGCACCGACAAATCAAACGCCACGGCACAATCTGGGCGGCCCTGCACCTGATCTATACAGAAATTGCCCAATAATTCTTTTGCCTTTTCGTGGGTAAACCACGTTTTTTCGTCGTTTATCGTGAAAATATTAAGCAATTTCGTGCGAAAAGCCAACATATTTTCGGCTGATAACTGGGCGGTCTGATACTCATTTTCGTAGTAGTCCGGTTGCACCGTGATACCCAAATGCGGCTGCACCTTTGCCCACGTCTCCGGGCTGTCCTCTGCATCGTCCACATCAGGCATGAAGATAGATGCAAACATGGTGTCGCTTTCCGCTTCACCTCGTAGTACTGCCATCACTCCGTCAAGTTCGTGGGCAAATGGGCCATCTACCACATCGCTTGCCGTTGTGATAATGATAGTTAGCGGCTCACGCCTTGGCCCCATTGATGTTGTCAATACGTTTTTGAGGTCTGCGCCGTTCTTGCCTGCCGTGTTTCGGGCTTGGGCGTACTCGTCCATTATCACCAATGAGGCAAACAAACCATCTTTGGTTTTGGCGTTGGCGGTCAAACATTGTATGAGGCTATCACGTCCACGGTCTTTGAAAGTAATCTTTTCACGATTAACCCTAAAGTGCTTTTCCTTTGGGTCAATATCAAACATGATGTTTCGTATTTCATCAAAGCATATTTTAGCCTGATCGTAGCTATTTGCGCCTACGTATGCCTGGGCGTTGTTATCACCGAAAAGCATATCATAAACCGCCAAAGCTGCGCACGATGTCGTTTTACTGAACTTTCGGGGCACGAATAGGTAGGCGGTACGTATCAGTCTGCGCCCATCGTCTCGGGCAAAGCCGTAGATATTTGCAAACTGGTAGGCCTGCACCGGGGTTAGCTTATAGCGTGTGCGCCCTCGGATGCCACTAAACCGCAAAGCCTCGTAAAACCTGAAAAAACGCTTTACTCGCTTTGGCTTCCAATCGTACTTATCAAGCAACTGCAAAAAGCGTCTTACTCCCAATATCTCATACAGGTTGTGTGCGTCCGGGTGGTCTATCACTCCAAACACATAATCGCCGATACGCTTATCTGTTTCGATAAGCGCACGGCGGTAGCGGTCGGCGTATGTACTGCGCCCCTGCCGCAACTGCTCCGATACCTCGGCTTTCAGTTGTCGAAATCTTTCTTTTTCTTCCTCTGTCATTCGTCGCCCTCCTGCATCGCTGCCATAAAGTCGTTAAAACTATCGTTGTCGCTCTTTCGTTCCTTGCTCTCGGTGTTCATGCCCAAAGCCCTTAACGCTTTCTGTCCCTGCTGCAACAACTCGATATATAGCTTTTCTTTCGGGTCGATCGTCTTGCGTTCGTTACCCTCCCGGCTATACTCCACGTTTACGGCCTGGTGCCCGTCTGCCATGATCTCATCGCCCAAAATGTCGGCACGTACCAACAACTTAGCCGTAATATCCACTTGGTATGTAAGTTCGGCGGTATATTTGCCTTGCTTCTTTAGCAACTTCACGATATACGCTTTCTTACTCTTAATCTTGGCGGCTATCTTCTTGTTGTCTTCCTCTGTGGATGGCTCCGGCAAAGTCTGGCTAACTGGCAATGGGTCGGCGGTCTTCGGCTGCGCCTTATCGCTGTAACCTCGCTTCTTGCCCTTGGTCTTAAGGTAGAAGATAATAGCCGTTGTGTCGTTGGCATTTATCGACTGCATCAACTTGCTTTCGACAAAATCTACCTGCGTCTCGGTGATCTCGTCCACTTTCTCCTTAAACTCTGGGTCTGCGTTGTACCATCGGTAATAAGTACTGCGCCCTATGCCTATCGCCTCGCACGCTGTGGCTATGATGCCGTAGCCCTGCGCCAAAGCCTCCAAAAACTTTTGTTTCTTTTCTTCCATGCTGCGTTACTTTTCAAATGAGCGGATGCCGTCGAAGTAGTCTTTGTAAAACTCAAACAGTCCCTTATCAACTGTTATACTTCCCTGCTCCATTCTTGGGTTAGTGTTAATGTTTGCGCTTGTTTGTATGCCGAAATAAAAGCCCTCATCGTAGTTGCACCCTGCGTATATCTTGCTGTGGTTCTTGAATACTGCGGCACGTCCTGCCTCTGGGTGTTCCTGATAGAACTTTTGCACCATCTGCCACTCAATCTTATAGCTGCCCGGGAATATCTCGCCCAAATACATATCAAGTTTCTTAATGCGCCCTTGCTCGTACCATTGCCGTACCTGCAAAATATCCTCTGCCGCCATGCACCATGTAGATAACAAACAATAGTCCAAATCATGCTGATTAAGCACCACTTTCAGGTAACTAAGGCTATCCACGTCCCCGGCGGTGATAAAATTGTAGGTGGTATGGTCTTGCAGTTTGACGTACTGCATTGCCTCCAATAACTTGACCTCACTAAATGCCCGGCGGTACTCGTAGCGTTGCGATAACTCGGTACACTCCTTTGTACGTCTGTGCGCTCGCTTTGCCTGGGCGGTTGTCTCGGCTGTGGTTTCTTCCGGCTCCACCTCATCGGGTGGGGGGGCTTGGGTCTGACCTGCTCCAAAGCTGCCAAATCCAAAGCCTGTGCCATCTTGGTTTCCAAACTTCATAAATATTGCTTTTTATTATTAACCTACACACGTGGGCGTTTTTATATCGTGCCAACTATGCCGGGGCTTTGCATCTGGGCAAAAACCCCCACGGCCCAAAAATCGGCTCACGTGTGGAAAAGGGGGTTGGTGAGGTTTAACCGGGGGTGTACCCCATTTAAAAAATAGGCCCCCGGGTCTCACCTTGCAACCTCATTTCAAAAATTTATTCACAAATCTTTTCAGGTGCTCTTTGGCTCGGTTCTTTGCTTGAACTTTGCCACACCTGCCCATGTCCGTATGTACCTTAACGTGGCAATCGTGGCATAGGGCTTTGAGGTTAAAGTAATCAAACATCAGGCGTTCTTTTTCCTGTCTTGTTAGTCCATCCTCAACCGGGATAACGTGGTGTACCTCGGTGGCTGCTGCCACTCTGCCCAATTCCTCGCACCTCTCACATAGTGGCGTATCATTGAGTTTGTCACGTCTCAATCGTAGCCACTTGGCCGTATGTATCAGCCTTATATAGTCTTTATCCTTTGCCATACTCTAATATTCGTCTTTGATGTCTATTGTCGTGTGATACTTCCTTACCAAAAAGTTGAGGCTATCCAACAAAGATTGCTGTACGCCCTGCTTGCCACTTAATGCCGTGTTGGCTCTCTCATCTACGGTGTTTGCACAAATCAACTTATACACCTGTACTGGGTACTGCTGCCCTTGTCGGTGTAATCGTGCGTTGGCTTGTTGGTATAATTCCAGATTCCAACCTGTACCAAACCATACGATATAATGCCCACCTTGCTGCATATTCAAGCCAAACGCCGTGCTCATCGGGTGGGCCAATAGTACGTCTATCTTTCCGGCGTTCCACTCTCTCAACTCCTTTTCACCCTCGTATGACTTGACGGTATAGCCTTTCAGTTTCTTGGTGATACGTGTTACATCATGCTTAAACTGATAGAAGACTAACACATGATTGCCGTTTGCAGCTTCCACGATCTCGGCTAACTTATCCAACTTCTCATCGTGTATTTCGTGTACGTCCTTGGCCTCATCGTATATTGCACCGTTGGCAAACTGGCTTAACTTATTCATCAGCCCGGCGGCACTATTTGCTAAGATATTGGCATTTTCCCCGGTATGCAATTCGGTAAACTCCAAAACCTTTTCTTTCTCAAACTTGTTGTATGCTTCCATCACCTTTGGCGACAAAGTAAGTTTGGTTTCGTGGGTGATCATATCCGGCAACTGCAAATAGTCCTTTGCTTGCATTGATAGGCAAATATCAGAAATCTTGTTTTTGATGACGTCCTCACACCCTTTTTTGATGTCGCAACGTACTATTACGTTGTTCCATTTGTGGGTCTCAAAGTAAGTTTCACGATACTTTGTTACACTCTTGCCTAAACGCTCGCCCATGTCTATACAGTACATTTGTGCCCATAGGTCTATCAGTCCGTTGGGTGCTGGCGTTCCTGTAAGTCCGATAACTCGATTAACTGTTGGTATGGCTGTACGCATCGCCTTAAATCGGTTTGACTTAGAAGATTTGAAACTCGTTAGCTCATCAATCACCAATACATCAAATGGCAACTGACCGCCGTACTTTCCAACTAACCAAACAAAACTATCACGCCCAATAACGTAGATGTCCGCTTTAGATGCCAACGCCAAATTACGCTGCTTCTCTGTGCCCATCACCTTTGCTACTCTCAGGCTTTGCAAATGATCCCACTTTTCTGCCTCGGTAGTCCATGTTGTTTCGGCTACCTTTTTCGGTGCCACCACCAAAGTACGGCTAACCTCGCAATCGTCCATCAATTGTTGTACTGCCGTTAAGGTCGATACCGTCTTACCTAAACCCATATCCAAAAACAAACCGCATCGTGGGTGGTCTAATATCCACTGCATCGCTGCTTTCTGGTAATCGTATGGTCTGTACTTCATTGTTCTGCCCTCCAAACTTTAATTAATTCGTCGATCATCTGTTTGTTGTCGATTGTATAGACCTCGTGCCCCATGCTCACCAACTCATTTTGTCTTATGGTTTGTATCTTCGTTGGTTTCTTGCCTTTACTTTTCAACTCCACCCAAATAACCTTACCACCATGTAGGCATACCACTCTATCAGGATAACCCACCATGTTTGCATTTGAGTATTTGAGGCAAATGCCGCCAATGGCTTTCACCTCTTGTACCAAATATTTTTCTATCGCCTTTTCCGATACCTCGGCGTGGCGTGTTATTGCTTCTAACTTCTTCATTCTATCTTATGCCGTTTGTAAACATTCTACTTTCAACATTCTATACATATATACTTAATACCCCTTTATACGTATATTTATAGTATATAACTATATATTACTACTTATACTATATTTTATGTTTATTATGTTTACATATATAGCTAAGTATTGATAATCAGCCTTTTAGGTGTAAACAAAGTGTGTAAACAAAGCTGTAAACAAAATAAATTGTTTACACATTTTGCGATATTTGCTTTTTGCTGCTTTGCTTGTAAACAAACCCTGTAAACATCACTTTGTTTACATATTCCTACGCCCGATTGATGCCTTAAAGGTCGCTTTCGTCGTCGTCTGTTGGTCTGCTAAACCCTCGCTGTGTCCCATATATCGGAAATCTTGCAGACGATAGTTTTAACCAACCAATTTCGCCCAACACCTTATTAACCTTTCTTGCTTCGTACTTGTAATCTTTGCTGCCAACGTCTCGCCCTAACACCTCGCAAAGAAACTCGGCGGCACATACTTTGGTACGTGTTTCCGTTCCTGTTGCATCCAGTGGGTCGGGGTTCTTAATGTATGCACGTCGGCGGTTTAAGTCCCATGTACTCCAGTCGGTCGGCAACTTCATATCTAAGTATGCCTGTATCATTCCCGGTAATGGGTCTTCCTGATTATCGTTAAACTCACCCTGACGCTTTCGGGCTTCCGCTTCCAATGCCTCACTAAGGTACAACTTTTCGCCGTCCTTATAGCGTTGCACGGCTTCCGCCCATAACTGGTTACGGTCTGCCTCGATCGCTTGGCGTGGGTCTCCGTGCTTACGTAGTTCGGGGTTTACGCTTATTACCCAAAAGCGGCGGTTTCCGGTCTCACCCTTTAGAAAATATGTTTCGTTGGTCGTACCACAAAAAACGCATTGTCTCGGGTGGGATTCCATCACGCTGCCGTATGCCGGGCGGTACATATCATTCTGACGGCTTATGTAGGCTTTCACCTGCTCAACGTCTGACCGCTTGATACTGCCCAACTCCGGTAACTCGATAACCCAACCGTTCCGGGCTTGCTCCATACCTTTTGTACCCTCCATCGTTACCAAACTATCGCTAAACCAATCGCCGCCCATTACATTGAAAAGCGTAGATTTACCGATACCCTCGGCTCCGGCAATAATCAGGCAATAATCATACTTGCATCCCGGATTCATCACTCTTGCTACCGCCGCCGTAAAGTGCTTACGTGTCATAGCTCTGTTTAACTCATTATCTTCTGCACCTACGTAGTCGATAATCAAGTGGTCTAAGCGTGGCACGCCATCCCATGTAAGACTATTGAGGTAATCACGTATTGGGTGTACTCTGTGACGTGTAACGACGGCCACCAAAGCATCTTTGATTTTGTCCTTTCCGGTCACTCCGTACTTCTCATCTAAGTAGATTCTTAGATTTGCATCATCAGTATTACCCCATTGTGTCGCCTCGGCGTTCCACGGCAAACCACCTGTTATGTAGTTAAACCCGTTAAACAGATTTTGCCATATATGGTTTTTCAATCTTGGGTCGTTCTCCAGAATAGCAATAATATTGCTTGCCGTTGATTTGATGCTGCCTTTCTTGTCAAAGTCTAATTCAGCCATCCACTTGTCGGCGTTTTCAGATACTGCGCTGTCCCCGGCTTCCTCTGCTTCGATGTCGGCAAAATCATCATCGGCCTGGCCCTGCCGTTCCTTAGTAAGTAAGATTCTTACCTTTTTGTCCCTGGCTACGAAATCCTGCATTTTCAGGTACGACGGCAAACGTGTATTGTCTGTTATCTTCGTCCCCTCATCCTGCACACCATATAGATGTATTCGGCAAAGGTCGAAAGCGTTGCAAAGCTGCTTACTCGCCGGGTCTGTTTCGTGGTTGCTGTACGCAAACTTACCCTCATAGCAAACCAAACCTGCCGCTACACTACCATTAATGTAGGTGTATCGCCCATCGTGGGCGGTCTTCTCGTACACATCAGGTAGAAACGTGTCGATTGCATCCTCTATTGAGTAGGCACGGCAAAAAGCACCGATTAAGCCGGGCTTTTCGGTTGGATCACCTACCTTTTTCAATTCGTGTACGATGATGTCACCCTCTCGGCTCGACACTGGCCAAAGTGCCACATCTTTATAGTCGTGGTACTGCTTTAGGAACTCATCAACGTTGCACGCCTTTCCGTCTTGATATTCAAACACATATTCGCCGTCTCTGCTTGTAGATGGATAATAAAACAATCTCGCTAACTGATAGGTGGTATCGTCGAACACCTCAATATTAAGTTTGCTTGCTATCATCCTGCAAAGTGGCTCGTATTCATCCGGGCGTACCTGACGGCTCAATGGGAACACCAAACGATAGCGTGGGTTTTCCGGCGTGTGCTTGTGTGTGCTGTAAAGCATCGCCGCAAAGTCAAAGTTTAACGTGAACTCATCCCAAAGGTCGGGTGTACCGTAGTCAATATCAAGCGTGGCAATACTTCGCCACATCACGTTAGCGGTCTTTCGTGTTCCACCTGATAGGTAGCCACCGACAAAACCGCCCACGTCCTTGATGCTGCTTTGCTCCTCCCTGCTCATCTTTGCGTACTCGCTTACGCTTTCCGTGGTTCGCTTTGTTTCGCTGCATCGCTCTACCAACTTCGCCCATGTGGTCGCTTTGTTCTTCCACTTCTTTGCTATACGGCTATGGGCTGTTGCTATGTCGATCGGGAAATCATTGTTTAACTTTATCTGTGCCATACGTCAATCTTTCTAAAGATTCATACGATAACTTATCTAAGATACCTTTAAAGTACTTAGCATCTTCCTCGCTGTTCGCCTTGATAGTTACCGGGCGCACACCGATTTTGCCTACTGGTGGGTGTACCACTAATTCAAATGGTCGTAGCTCATCGTCCAACTGCCTGAAAAGTTCTTTTAGGTCGCTCGCCCTAATAACTTTAAATCTTATATATCTGAAATCTTCTGCCATGTTGTTTTACTTTTTAAGATGATCGGGTAAAAATGAAAGTATATGCTTTATAACCTCTACCGTCCAACCATTGCCCAACATACGGTATTGTTGTGTTTCTGATACTTCCCATTTATACCACTCTGGTATAGTTTGCAGTCGGGCGCACTCTGTCGGCGTTAATCGTCTGACTTGCAGCCCCCCCACTAAGGCGTTAATCGTCTGCCCTCCGTGTCCGTTCATCAAAGCCGGGCTTTTGCCATCAGCTGCATAAACTCGGTTTTGTTGGTATGGCTGTGTGCCTCCACTTTCACGGCTCGGGTTTATCTGCCTGATTCCGTCTTTTGGCTTGCTCACTAATAAATTATTTTGTTGCCACGAATTAGCGGATAACGTAGGCGACTTTTCGGTATTAATAGCACCTTTGTTTTTGCCTCGTGGTCGTTGCATTATCAAATTATCTTTTGCCACTGTCGTTAAACAGTTGGTCTTACCGGGGTTTGGGCTTTCCTCAAAATGTTGTGGCTCGCCTCGGTATGATCTGCCCCTTTGGGCTACACAAATTAAGTCTTTCACACTACGCCCCCCCCACTGTCAATGTACACATTTTGTCTGTTTCCTTATGGAAAATAGCCTTAAA